AAATAATTTTCAGCTATTGGTAGAGGATCTCTTCGATCATTCTCTGGTCCAAATTCAGTAGCTAATCTTAAACATTCAAGTCTAACTTCTGTGTCTGTATTTATTTCGCCTAGCTCAAACTTTTCATTAGCCATTTAGCAGCTCTCTTAACTTTAACACTTCTTGAACTGCTTTGTTATGATTTGGATGCGTCTTGCTCCAATAAGCAGATCCTTCTTGTGTAAGTTCGTTAATTTCTTTTTCAAGATCTTTAGCTGTCATATATTCAGATCCATCACCTTTAATGATTTCATCTTCAGATAATTTATCAGCAAGTTGAGAGAATGCTTTTATAACACTAAGATTATCTCCAAGTCTTGATCCATCTTTTAGATAAGTATTTTCTAAAAAATCTGATCCTAAAGAATTGACAGCAAGTTTTTTAGCCTGGTCAAGTCTTTTTGAAAACTGAGGTCCAAACTCTTTTTTAAGTTCAGTCTCTGTAACTAATTGACTTTTGGCAGCTTGATCTTCTTGATTTTCAGCAATATTACCATTTAACTCATTATAGTATTTAATTAAACCTTCAGCTTGTTTTGGAAGTAGTCCTAACTTGTGAGCTGTTTTATTAAATTCTGATAGCTGTCCACTATCCATTTCTTGATCTTTGAAATCATATTTATAATCCTCTGGTTTTTCTGGTGCACCCAATCTTTTAAAAACTTCATTCCAATCTTCTTCGGTTGCATGTTTATTAGGAACTGGAATTTTATCCGCACCTACTAATGATTGAGCATGCTTATAACTTTTAAGCAAATCTTCCATGTTGTTAAAATTATTTAAAGACTTATCTTCTTTAAAACTTTCTGGAATTAAATCTTTAAAATTTATTTCTTGGTTACTTACTGCTTCAGTTGCTTCAGTATTATTCTGAACAACATCTGCCGATTGTTCAGATTGAGCTGGTTGCTCAGTTGTCTGATTTTCCATTTATATACCTATTGGTTATTTTGATTTAAGTATTCCTTTAATGAATAGAGAAATTGATCTCTGTCCTTCAAGAAATGCGGTCTCATGACTGTTATCTTTTGAGAAAGTAGTCGAACTCTCATGACATCTTATCGAGATGTCCTCTAAAACTCTTTTGCCTTCTTCTGATCCAAAAGTAATTTTGTAATCTTCTCTTATTTGTTTTATTTTTTTTTCTACTTCTTTATTGTGATCCATCTTGTACTACCTTTGCCATTGGTGCTGCGTTCTTAGCCATTTGTGTTTCAGCCATTTGTTGTTGCATTTCCATTTGTTCAGCTTCTTGTTGAGCTCTATCTTCTCTTATTTGCTGAACTTCAGCATCTGATTTAATAACTTTTGCTGGTAATCCTAAAATTGAAATAATTTGTTTTACTAATCCATCTTCATCAATGTAATCCATGACTGGCATTGTTTGAGCTAATGATCCAAAAAGTTCTAAGCCTTTCATTAAAGATTGAAGCTCTTGTCCTCTTTGGGCTAAAGCCATTGGAGAAACATATTCAATATTTAATTCTTGTTGTTGTAGAATATCTGGAGAAGGCATGAATAATTGATTTCTTAACATGATGTTAAAAACTCTTGTAACCAATGGAGATAGTAATTCAGATTGTAATCTACCTAATACTGGACCAAGTATTCTCATTTTCTCTTCTTGTCTTTGTAAAACTTCTGTTGCAGTCATGTTTCTATTTTCAGTTACAACTAACTGATCAATATGAAACATCTTATTGATTGCATCTCTTCTTTGGTTTTCACTATTTAATGTCAAAGCATTATTAGCATTAATATTTAATGGCTCAATTCTATCTCTTGATCCAGATCTATAATAATTAATAGAGCCTGGAGACATTCTAATAGGAGCTAACATTCCGTCATCTGGAATGAGTAGAGGAGGATCAATCTGTTTTGCAGCAGCTTTTAAACTATGCTCTACCATTTTATTTAAAACCTTTACATCTGGTAACGCATTCATTCCAGGTGATCTTCCATATTGTTCTGTAGAAGATTTTAAGTATCTTGGAATGACATAAGGATTTTCTTTAAATCCACCTATAGAAATTATGTGTCCAGTTCCATATTCAAAATAAATACTTTGAAAAGGCATGTTAGGCTTATCTTGTTTTTGTGGATCAAAATCATATCTTGGTCTGATCACATGAACTAAATCAATATCATCAAAAGGAGCTTTCTTTAAAATATTAATAATTTCTTTTGAAACATTCTCAATACCAAACTTTTCTGTTGTAGCTTGAGCAGACATTTTAAATCTTCTGTATAGAGTATCGACATATCCTTTTTTATTTTCCTGGATATAAACTTCTTTAATGTGTCTTGCAGAAAAATTTAATACATCTTCTTGATCTTCTTCAATCATCAAACATGATGTGCCAAAAGCAATTAGATCATGGTAACATTCAAATATCTCTTGTTGGAAGTTTGATTTAGCAATTACATCGTACATTCTTTTTGTTGCATCTTCTAACCATTCCTTTGCTTCATCACTTTCATTCAAACCAGTTTCTTTAAACCTTAATGAAAACCATCTGTTAGCAGATGAAGTCAACATACCATGCAGAGATGCAGCTAAGAGTTCAAGAGCATGGACAGCTGTTGCGTCAAATATTGCTACGTTTCTTTTATCGCCTCTTGCTCGTTGTCTTGTGATCTCTGCTTTCCTAGGTAACATAAGATCTGCAACTTCTTGCCAATGGCTTTCCCAGTTGGATCTTTTTTCCATTAACCTAGATAGGTTGTCCTTTAGCTGTTTAGCTAAACTTTTAAATTCTTGTGATTGCATTATTTCTTTTTAAATCCTCGTTTCATTGCTGCGTATGATTTTTTAGATACTGTAGATTTTTTTTTAGATCTCGAAGTACCAGCCTTTTTACGTTTGTTAATATTTCTATAAAGAGACATAATTTATCCTAATAAAGTTTTTTGACTTAATGTTGCTTGACTATTATCTCCAGTAACAGAACTTAAAATTGTTTTAGTTTTCTTGCCTCTTTTTCTAGCTATTAATTTTTCATCCTCAGACATTTCAGTTGTGTTTGCCATTTCAATATCAGTTGGTCCAGTAGCTGTAATTAAATCAGATTTAACTTCAGAGTTATTCATTTGTGATTTTACTTTTGGTTGTTCAACAGATTTTGGATTAGGATCGTTATCATTATCTTTACCAGTTCTAGGATCTACTGATCTTGGTTTTTTAGATACATCTCCTTGATAATCTGAACTACCTAAATAACTATCATTAATTTTTCTGTCTTTAGCTTTAGCTTTACCTTTTTCAATAGCACCAGTTACACCTCTAATAACAGCACCAGTAACTCCACCTTTTGAAATAAAATCTGCTGCTTGTTTAATTGGGTTTTTTCTAACTTTGGTTACTGTTGATCTTGTAGTGTTAGGACTGTCTGAACTACCGCTATTGCTTGAAGGTCCACCCATAGTTATACTCCAAAAGTCAAACTAGACTTTGTATCTTTTGTTTCTTTATTAATATTCTTAACTTCTTTTTCTAAAACCAAAACTTCTTCTTGCAAAACAAAAGTTTCTTTTTTCTTAGGTGCTTTAATTTTTTTTTCTTCAGGTTTTAAAGTAAATATTTTTTTTATTGCTTTTAACATTTGTTATCCTAATAAAGTTTTCTTATCGATTTTCTCATCTTCAATTTCATTCAATCCAGTTCCAGTAAGGATAGTAGATCTTCTGCCTTTTCTTCTTCTTTCAGCAGCTAACATTTCTTTTTCTGCCGCAGCATCTCTTTCCTCATCAGCATAATCTGGAACATCAACTGGTTCTGGCATTACGATTGGAGGAGGAGCTGGAATTTTTGGTTTAAAGATTGATCCCATAATTAAAGTACCTCATAATTTGTATCGGCAGTTTGCTGCCTTTTTGTTTCGTTAAATTTATTTTCAGTTATGCCAGTTGCTAAAACTCTTATTGCATCCGACATGTGGCTTGACCAATCATGGACTGGTTTAATTTTGTAAGTTCTATCTTTTTCAGAAAACTTACGATGATAATGCCTTAAAGCATTTATTAATTTTTTACAGTTATCGACATCTATTAGACATCTTGGTAACAACATCTTTACTGCATGGATACCATCTTCAATAGGCATTCTTGGAGCAACTTTAAACTTTAACCCCATTTGATAAGCAACTTCTCTTCTG